GCGACTACAACCACTTACACAACCTACTACAATACCTCTCACAGTACTACGACTACGTTCAACACAAGTCATAGCACGACAACAACATTCTCCACGACCCGCGCGACCACCACAACTTACACGACGTACTATAATACGTCGCATAGCACGACTACGACGTTTTCTACATCTCAGGCAACAACCACCACCTATACGACCAGCCACACAACAAGTCACTCAACAACAACGACGTTTGCTACATCGCGCAGTACGACGACCACTTACGCAACTAGCCGCAGTACGACCACAACGTATCAAACGAGCCATACGACATCGCACTCGACAACGACGACATTTAATACAACCCGTGCGACGACGACCACTTACAACACCACAAGGTCAACAACGACAACATATTCTACAAGCCGCAGCACGACGACTACGTTTACCACAACTTTCAGTACGTCATCGACATTTACAACGACTTTTGCTACTACTCGAAGCACCGTAACGACGTTTAATACTTTGCGCGTGACATCATTCTACGACCCTTCATCCTAATGCTATTATGCAAAAATGGTACGGATCGCGGATTAATCGTAAAGCTGCAATGTGGGAGTAAAGCAGATGGAAATGTTTAATCGCGCCTCTATTAAAGAGCGCATTGGCGACGACATAAAAAAATCCGAAACATTATATCACCTGAAAGATTGCGAAAAGCACTTTCTAAAGTTGGCCAAAAAGTACCGTATCGAACACGCTTACGACGTTGTGGCTAACGAATTAACGTATTTTAAAACGATACAATACACAGAATGGGCGCATTGTTTTTCGATGAACCCATTAAATCAAGAAATGCGCGTCCAGCAAATGGAACATGCGTCGGTGTCATCAGAAGTCGATCATTATGATTTTCTTGGATACTTTCGTGAAAAGCTAACAGCAAAAACGTCAAATAAGTATCAAGACATAAAGCAGACTGATGTAGAGCAACGGGATCACCTGATCGTGCCAGTGGGCAGCAACAAGTTAAAGCAGACAATTTGTCTTAACAAGCTGTGCTACCTGCGCGACAAGTACGATGGCAATATCTGGTTTAAGCCTCACCCGTTGACGACACACGCTCTTGTAGGTGAATTGCGCGATATTCTTGGAGATATGGTGCTAGATCGCAGCCACGACGTTTATGCGCTACTACAGGACGCAGAGGTTGTTCACACTAGCCATATGTCAGAAACTTGCGTTTATGCTGTCGCGATGGGCAAAGAAATAGACCCGATTGACGTGTACAACGAGGTACACAAGGGGTCTTTCTACCATATCAACCGTATGATGTTTTTGTCTAATAATCCTGCGGCAACCATCCAGAGTTGCTTGAACGGGGTTGAATGTGGTATTGTCAACCCAGAAATACAGGATGATTGGCAAAGCCGAATGTCGCAATATTTTGAGTACATCTTTGATCAGCGTGAAAAGCGCAAAGGTCACTATGTATCGACAGTAAAAGGGTACGACTACTAATGGCAACAATAGTCACACGCGCAGGCAAGGGTTCAGCCCTTACGCATACCGAAATGGATGCAAACTTTACTAACCTAAATTCTGAAATTCCTTCAGAAACGGCGAGTGTATGGAATGAAATTCTGTTTATGAACACTCCCGAAAGAAGGTACGACAAAAACGTGTACTATAAAGGCGGAAACGCAACACCAAGCGATAGCACCCTAATGAGTACAGGATTAAATTTTGGTGCCGTATCTTGGTCAGGATTTGCAATTAAATCGCTTGGCGCACCTAATAGTTACTCTTGGTCGCCAAATGTAAGTTGGGGACAGCCAATCACTAATTTGTGGACTGGAGGAACTTCGATAGTCTATCCAGATCAACCTGGCTACGGAACTTACGCTGCAAACTTCAATGCGGGTACAACTTCACTTCAAGTGGACTACAATTATACCTTAGGGCCATTTAATGTTAATGCGTTTTATATGGACGCTTTTAGTTCAGGTTATGAATTTGATAAAATAACCCTGTACGCTTATGTCAATTCTGCTTGGACAGAAATAGATAGCTGGGAGACAAACACAAACCAAGATACTTGGAGACTGTTCGATACCGTCAGCGCCTCTTCTTTAAGATGGAAAGCTGAAGGTGCTTCCACTAATTTTGTATTTCGTCAAATGCAGTTTGCAGGGGTTAATTCTCCTGCCGCATCAAAATATGTCGATACACCAAATAAAAGTTTAGGTTCTAATATTGGGAATAGTTGCACTGCTTATGCGGTTGTAAAGGGAACCAATTCTGGATGGACGTTTGGAGTATCACGGAACGGTGGTGCAAACTATCAAAGCCCCGCAACTTCTACAGTGACACAGTATGGTGATTATTACGTCTACAAACTGACCTATAATTTAATTTTTCAAGGCTCAGGAACCACACTTGGTATGAGAGTGACGTTTCCCAATGACGCTTCTGCCGAATTTCACGGCTGTAAAATAGAGGGTTCTTAAATGTCAGTCACAGAGCAGGCAGCAAAAGCTGCACGAATTAATAGAGACTTGTTGCTAGAAGAAACGGATACTTGGGGATTAAGCGATTACCCCGCCACGCAGGCGCAATTAGATTACCGTCAGGCTTTGCGTGATCTTACAGTACAAGAAGGTTTTCCAGAAAATATAAATTGGCCCACGAAACCTGAATAGGATAAAAACATGCTTGGCTTTACCCCCATAGCCGCAGCGCCGTTAGCTACAAGTACATCCTTGCAGGGTATTGAGTTTAGCGTTGATGCGGGCGTTTACGCTGTAAGTTATCAGGGTGCAGGTAAGCTAATTACAGACCTTTATCCGTCTGGATCATACATCCTAGATGGACGCGCAGTCGATCTGACAAAAGCAATGAATGTAGCGGCTGATGCTGGCACGTTTACACTTACTGGTCAGGACGCAGGCTCAAGACGCGGCTATGCATTTGCGGTCAATGAAGGTTCTTATGCTGTTACGGGACAAGACCAGACGTACATCGTTCATGTCAGTATCTTGGCAAATGCGGGTACATTTACTGTCACAGGCCAAGAAATAGACGTAGACATCAGCGAAACCTTTGACGCGGGGTCGTTTGCACTTACTGGCAGAGATGTAAACTTCGATGTCGGTTACTTATACAGTATTCAAAGCGGTTCGTTTACTGTCACAGGGCAAGAGATAGATGTAGATATTTCTGAGCTTGTCACCGTAGGTGCTTTTGCACTTGCGGGGTCAGATGTTGACTTCCGCAAGGCAGTGAAAATATCTGCTGATGCGGGTTCGTTTGCGGTCACTGGAAATACAGCACAATTAACGGTAGATATACCGATAGAGCTATTTGCTGGAACATTTACGCTTTCATACCAAAACTTTGATGTTCTTAAAGCACTAAACATTAGTGCAGAAAATGGCACTGTAACGGTTACTGGGAACAATATAACTATACGTGGTTGGTTGCAGCCTGTCACGCTCTCAGAGACTTGGACTGAGCAAACGGTTTTATCAGAAACATGGACTGAACAAGCTGCATGATGTATGTTAGCAGCAAAGGAGACATCACATGGCTATCACGCTAACAAAACCCGTAGTCGGCGGTTCTGACGGCACATGGGGTACAACTTTAAACAGCACACTTGATACCGTTGCCAACTATTTGGACGGCGATCTTGAGATTACGCCAGACCTGACATCTGGCTCTTGGAGTATTAGCGGTACGGCGGTTACGGCTACGGCTGCGCAGATAAACATCTTAACATCGCTAACAGCTACGTCGACAGAGCTAAATTACACAGACGGCGTAACGTCTAACATCCAGACGCAGCTTGATGCAAAGGCGGCAACTACATCGCCTACGTTCACAACCAAAATCGTAACGCCAAAGGTCGAGTTTTCAAACTGGACAATTACGGAAACGGGTGGCGTTTTATACTTTGCGACGGGCGGCGTAAATAAAATGAAGCTAGACGCTTCTGGAAACCTTACAGTAGTCGGTGACATTACAGCATTTGGAACGATCTAATGGCGCTACAATCATCTGGCAACGCAATTAGTTTTAGCGACATCCAGACTGAGTTTGGTGGCGAAAACCCTATTAGCATGTCGGAATATTATCGGGAAGGTGTCTATGTAACGACTAATAATTCTAGCATTGCAACATCTGGCGAAACATCGCTTTCTGATTTTTATGACACGGTTCTTGCACAAACTGTTGTTTATGAACTTATTGGCGGCGGCGGCGAAGGTGCTGGTGGCTATTTGGGCGGCCACGGTAATGATGGTGATGACACGTCGATTGCCTCAGCTAGTGGAACTTCTTTCAGCACTGTAACATCGACAGGCGGTGTTGGCGGGACGCAGCCTGCACCTTTTAGCGGCAGCTTTAGAGTTGGTGAGGCAGGTGAAGCGTCATTCTACGGGGCAGGCGGTTCTGGTGGTCTAAATTCTGATAGCGGCAATCAAACACCGGGCTACGCGGCGCCTTCTACATCTTATGGCGCAGGCGGTGGTGGCGGTGGAGCCGCACCATTTAGTGCCAACAACGGCGGTGGGGGCGGTAAAGCGGCTACAAGGCAGACAGGTACGCTTTATCTAGCGCCTAGCTCTACTATTACCGTAACTATAGGTGCAGGCGGTACAGGCAACGCAGGCGGCGGTGATGGCGCAAGCGGATATGTCAAGTTTACTGTCGGAAATGACGTGCAAGCATTTACATCATCAGGAACATATACGGTGCCAACATGACGTTAATACCAATAGACTTACCAGCAGGCGTATATAAAAACGGTACAGACTTAGAGGGCCAAGGTAGATGGCAAGACGCATCCCTTGTGCGCTGGCGTGATAACACACTGCGTCCTGTTGGGGGATGGAACTCGCGTAAACCTGGTTTTAGCACAAACCCGATACGAGGTTTTCACACTTGGGAAGCGAATGACGGGTCGCGCTTTTATGCTGGTGGATCGTATAACGAGTTGAAAGTAGCCACAGCCAACAATAACGTATACGCCATCACGCCAACTGGTCTTACAGCGGGTGATGAGCATAGTTCTCTGGAAACAGGCTATGGTTATGGCGCATATGGCGATGGAACGTATGGCACAGAGCGATCCGCTTTTGGGTCATATTCAGAGGCTAACACTTGGTCTATAGATAACTTTGGGGAGTATCTTGTGGCCGTGTCATATGCGGATGGCAAGATGTACGAGTGGCAACTCAACACAGCCAACGCGGCGGCGCAAATTTCTAACGCTCCGACAGGTAACCTTGGCCTAGTTGTGACAGAGGAGCGTACAATCTTTGCATTAGGCGCGGGTAACAACCCACGCAAGGTGCAGTGGTGCGACATTGAGGATAACACCTCATGGACTGCGGCGGCAACAAACCAAGCTGGCGACATTGAATTGCAGACAGCGGGTCAGATTATGCAGGGTATTCGTACTCGCGGTCAGGTGTTGATACTGACTGACATCGATGCGCACAGCGCTAGATACAGTGGGCCGCCCTTTGTTTACGGCTTCCAGCGTGTCGGCACGGCATGTGGGGCAGTTTCGCGTTTAGCAGCGGTAGACACAGACGCAGGCGTGTTTTGGATGGGGCAGCGCGGCTTTTTCCGCTTTGATGGTAACGTAGTACAAGAAATACCGTGCGATGTGTTTGACCATGTGTTTGACGAACTACAGGATCGCAACAAGTCCAAGACTTGGGCGTGGAACAACTCAGAGTTTGGCGAAGTCTGGTGGTTCTATCAGTCTGAAGCTCAGTCCGACGATGGCGAAATTGATAAGTACGTTGCATACGATTTTAAAGAGAACCACTGGCATATCGGATCACTGTCTCGCACCGCAGGCGCACCGCGTGGCGTATTTCGACATCCTTTTTTGCTGGACAGCACTGACGTGTATCAGCACGAAATTTCTGGCACGGGTGCCACGAATATGTTTGCTGAAACTGGCCCTATACAGCTAGGTAACGGTGACAACATCCTGCACGTTACGCAAATGATCGCCGACGAACGCACAAAGGGTGACGTGCAGCTAAAGTTTAAGACGCGTTTTTACCCGAATAGCGCTGAAACAGAGCATGGCCCATTCAACCCCGCAACGCCGACAGGATTGCGCTTCGCTGGTCGCCAGTTCAAGATGCGCGTGGAGCCAGATGACGGCTCAGAGTTTAGACTTGGCATTGTTCGTGTCGATGCACAGCAAGGGGGCAAGCGGTAATGCCTGTACCCATTCTGCCAACAATCGGACAAAGCCTAGACCAGTGGGGGCGGCAGCTTACGCAGTACCTGACGCAAAACTTGTCAAAGCTAGGCTTTAAGACTGCAGACGATAACCCATCTGATAATGGCATCATCTTATGGGATGAGGTAAACGGCTATCCAGTTGTGTCTAAGGACAATGCGTTTGTGCAGATCGTGCTAGAAGATGGCCACGCCTCGTTTTATCGCACTACAGACGTAACCGCTGCCGCAACAAATACGGCTTACGCAATCACATATGACGCGCCAAGCGGTAATGTCGGCATTGATCGTGATGCTACGGATAACAGCAAGATTGTATTTAGCGAGGCTGGCGAATACCTTGTTATGTTCTCAGCGCAAATATCGTCAACGTCATCTAGCACGGTAAAGTTTTACTTCTGGCCGCGCCTTAACGGCACAGACGCAGCCAATAACACTATCGTTTACTCACTGCACCAGAATGACGCCACAGTTGTTGTGTCGCGTTCTGCAAAGTTTGATGTCAGCGCGGGTGACTATTTGCAAGTTATGTGGGCAGTAGACAGCACATCTGGCTTTTTAGATGCATCGGCGGCTACAGCGTTTTCCCCAGCAGCGCCAGCAACGACGCTGCATATAACGAGGATGCACGGATGAGGGTTCACGTTTGGGCGATAATGTTGTAAGATTGCACGCAAGCACAGGGCTACAGGTCTTGCCAGTGATGGAAAACCATGAAGCTGCAATAATTGAGGCGTTACCACTTTTGCGCCCTTCTCTGCAGCGTGATGAACGAAACTGCGACGTGGACACAGCCCTGGATCAGATCCGAAACGGCAAGGTTACGCTGTGGATGGTCAGGCAAGAGGACAAGTTAGTAGGAACATTTACCACTGTTTCCCTGCAGCACCCTCAAAGAAAGACGCTTTATATAGAGCATTTAGGAGGGAAAGACTTGCAGTCTTGGATGAACGAAGCATTGAGCACTTTGAGGAAATTAGCCGATTATGCTAATTGTAGTGCAATAACGTGTGATGGTCGCATAGGTTTTGCGCGGTTTGCGCAAGACAACGGGTTCAAAGAAATGCACCGCCACTTTGAGATGGAGCTGTAAATGGGTTTGGGTAAGACGACAGAAGTAAAAACCAACGACATGCACCCGGCATTAGAAAGTCTAATGACGGGTACTTTGGTGCCTTTCGCTGAAACCATCGCGAGCACTCCATTTCAAGGCTATGATGGAACGTTAACAGCAGACATGACGGATCTGCAAAACCAAGCTATGGCGGGATACGGCTCTCTGGAGCAACCGGGTTCCATTGCTGCGGCAGCTAATGTCTTCTCAGAACTTGCGAGCCGTGATCCGCAAGCGCAGGCGGATCGTGTTGCCGGTTATACGCAGCAATACGCTGGCAATGTGATCGATCCAACAATCAATGCAATGGAGGCGCAGCGAGCAAAAGCGCGCAACATGGAGCAAGCAAACCGAGTAGCCAGCAAAGCTTTCGGTGCGCGTGGCGATGTGTACCAGGGCGCGTTAGAAGGTGAATATCAAGTAGGACTAGCGCAAACGCTGGGGAACTTGCAAAACCAGGCGTTGCAGTATGGCACGACACGGGCGGACACTGAAGACGCCG